CATACGCAGCTCTAAACGCCATTCGAGCGCCTACCTTATCGCCATCCAGATAAATACCTTCAGCTTCGGCTACTGACTGCGCTATGTCGTCATTCATCACAACCGACCTACCACTATCAAAAAATATAATAGCTTTTGACCATGCTTCATCTGCCGATAGCCGACCATCAACCGAATTTAACCGACTTACAATATCAGCAGGCTTAGGAGGGTAATGACCTGTCGCTAAATAATCAGCAATAGCAACCTTGATATCGTGTAGCTCGTATTTTTCCAGCACTCGAAAGGTCAACCCCAATGCCGCGTCTGTTGGTGTTACGTTGTAAACCTCGCAGGCTGCGCGCCAAACTGGGCCAAATTGGTCAAAGTCAGATTTATTCATTGTTAGAATCCTCCTTGTATGAAAAATAACACTCTTCAAATGTTTCTGAATCGTTGCATCCTTCTACATCATCAGGTCTATGACAAGATATTGTTTCACCATCGTTAAAGCAACATTGAGAACAACCAAATATTGAGCCACCTAAACTAGTATCAACTTTAGTTTTTATTGCTTCTCCAAGCTCTACTAGTATTGTATTACTCATTACTTACCCCTGATTAGCATTTAATTAATTCTCGGCACATCGTACCAATCACCCAAGGCTCAACGATATAACTTAAAATAAAAAACCCGATTAATCCTATTGCTATAAACTTCATTACCCACTCCTGTCGTTGTAGTCTTCATGCTCGTCATCGTCATCGTCATTACCATAGAAGTTCAGGCCCCACGAGGCCAGAGTTAAAAAACCTATGATTATTAAAATAAACGTGGTTCCTAATATTAACCAGAAATCCATTACTTAACACTCACATAATTAACAATACACTTGCAAACCTGATAAATGATAACGATTGCCGCTATGAACGCGATTACAAATACTTGAGCTGTTATATCCTCAAAATAAAAGTTGATTCGGAGTATTGTTGGTTGCATTTGTTACGGTCCTTTCTGATTTGCCCCTTCTTCGGGTTCATTGTTGATCTGTGATACGGCCCACGGCCACCGGATATCGCTTACGCGTTCGCGTTCGTTGCTGGCTTCCATGTATCTACCTCCGCATACCATTTGCCGCCTTTGCTTTCGCAAACTTGGACGTTGATCCAATCTTCGTTTTGGGTCGAGAGCCACGCAAGAAGGTCCTCTCGTTTAATGCTGAGATTACACTTCACCCAATCGGGTGCTGTTTCTCGTGGTTGTTTGGCCACGAGGCCATCAACAAAAATCTTATCCATTATTACTCTCCTTATAAAAAAATGCCCCGAGCCGGGGGCAACCTAACTCGGGGCGGGTCTTAACTACGGAGAACATGTTGCCATTCTCACGTCCATTATACACCGGGGTATAGGATAAGCAACACTTAATCGCATACATCCTCGGGGAACTCTGCTTTAGATGTTTTGTCGGCAATAGTAAGCTGGCAGCTTTCGCACCATCGCACTAAATTTTCAACCGTTTTTTCGATTACTTCGAGGGGTTTACTACATTTGGGGCATTCGTTTCTAACGAGCCTTTTGTGTATTTCCCCTTGCTGTGGGTTTTCTAATTTCATTATTGACCCCTTGAGTTTCTTTATACGCATCAAAAACAAGGCGGAGTTGACCGCCGATGGTTCGACCTTCTTTTTTTGCCAGTTCTTTTATCTCTACATAAACTTCTCGCGGAACGAGGATGCTTTTCCAACGTGTTGTATCCATTTTTATCTCTTTGAGGCCCTAAAGTCTAAGATAATATAAGAATATATACAAGGTTGCAAGAAAAACCCCGCCGAAGCAGGGTTTGAGAATTAGTCAAGCTTTTTAGCTTCACCCCAAGAAGGTCCCATTTCTATATCGCAAACGTTAGGCACCTCTAAAGGCAAGGCACTCTCCATAACCCTAGCGATCTCTTCAGCTTCTTCGCGGGTCTTCACCGACATCGCCAGCTCGTCATGGATTTGTAACATCGGGAGTTTTCCCATTTTGTACAGATTGACCATCGCTCGCTTCGTCATGTCTGCGGCAGATGCTTGTATAAGCCTGTTGAGTGCTTTATAAGTAAACGCCCGCTTGAGTCTGGTCGTAGGTCCGTAGGCATCAACCGCTTCTTTGTAGGGTAGTGCCTTATTCATGGCGAACGTGTCTGGCTCCCACATATCGAAGCGACACTTGCGGCCTTCGAGTGAGCGCAGCGCACCCCCTGAAGTTCGGTCATTGAGTCGGTTCATGACACCACTCATCAAGCCTTTCACAAACGGCACGCGGGAATGGTACTGCTTCACCAGCACCTTCGCTTCGTCGACCGAGATGTCCAGTTCTTCTGACATCTTGTTCACCCCCATCCCGTAGATCAAACCCAAGTTAATGGTCTTCGCCTGCTTCCTAGGTAAGCTCGCCATCGCGGCTACCATGTTATGGAAGTCGGTTTCTGGCTTCTCATTGTAGGCCGTAACAAAATCAGCCGCGCCTTCTAAGGGTATTCCTCGCGTTTTACCGTATACATGCGCATAATGGACCAAGATGCGCGGTTCTTGCTGCGAGAAGTCAATGGCCGCCCACTGCTCGCCTTCTTCAGGTAGAAACAACGAGCGAATCATGGGCCCGTAGATTGGATCGCGAGCTGGAATTTGTTGTAAATTTGGATTACGCATTGAGATGCGGCCCGACACAGTACCCCCATCATCCGAACGGAGTTGATTAACATGACTATGAATTCGGCCATCAGCGTGGCAGTGCTTCATGATGGAATTGATGAAAGTCCCGGAGGTCTTATTCAGATTCCTAGCCTCGACAATAAGCTTCGCGACGGGGTGACTATGCTCTTGAAGAAAGAATTTGGTAAAGGAAGGTGCTCCTTTCTCAGTCTTTGGATATTGGATTCCGAGGTTGTCGAAAGACTTTGCGAGCGACTGCGCCGCCCAGATTTCAACGCCCGAGCCTGCGACGTGCTTCAACTCCTTCAAGACCTCCCGTTCCCGTTTAAGGAGGCTATCCCGAGTACGCTCAACTCGGTTGACGTCAACCCGGACGCCCCGCATAGTCATGTCGACGAGACATGGCAGCAGATCAAGCTCGAGGTTGACGACGTTCCACAGATCCTCTTGGCCTATCTTAATGGAAAAGTAATTCCACAGTTCAAGGGTAAGCTCCGCGTCAGCTTCAGCGTATGGTCCAACATACATAGCGGGCATCTTCCACATTTCAGCTTTGGGATCGATACCGAACTCCCGAGCTGCTTCGACTAACGCCTTCTCAGACTTTGTTTTGTTAAGTAAGTCGTAACAAAGCGCATTCAGGCTGTAGCTGAACCGGTTTTCATCGAGCAAGGAGGCGACGATCATGGTATCGATGATACGTCCGTTGACCGTGAACCCCATTTGTTTAATCCAACCCAAATCATACTGGGCGTTGTGCATGATCTTATCAGCCGGACACTCAAATACTTTTTGAAGCCATCGGTTGACGATCTTTTCGTCGAGGTTACCGCCCCCGAAATGACGTATAGGGATATAGCAGGACCAGCCATCGACTGCGATAGCGTACCCCACCACTTCACCGTCGCCGGTTGGCCAACCGGGACCGTTCACTTTTAGGTTCGGGTCGCGTGTTTCGACATCGATGGCAATCTTAGCGGCTCCTGTAATATCGGGCAGCTCTAAAGGTGGAACCCATTCGTTTTTATTAGCGAATATTGACATTTGTAAACTCATTCTTTAGTCCTCGGGTCATCGCCCATTGAGTACCGGAGGTACCAGACGGATTTTTGTTTATCCTGCGTGGAGTCTTCGTTCTTATTATCCATTCGCCATATATATTTAAACGCAGCTATCTCGGCATAGACGTTAACTTTGTCTCTACCAAATGCTGCAACCATTGCGTCGATACATTCGATCCCTCCGGCTGAATAGTGTTTGGGCTGTGAAACCATTTTGTCTTTACTCATAAACCACCCTTTTAATTAAAAAAGTACGAGCCGTTACAGCTCGCACAATGAGGAAATCATCTAATCAAATCATTAATTTCATCGTTATAATATGCAGCGTTTTGAAAACTCAGCAAACTAATTAACATTTGCACCCGTTTATGCGGAGTCTCGTTTTTTTCTTTCAGCTCTAAAATCTAGGCATCTTTGCGAGCGTAATCCTCGCGCACATCTTGCCAGACAACCTTCATTTCAAATCCTCTGTGTATTTAACATCAGATTCAATCGTAAACGACTTAGATAGTAAGCTGGATATATCCGTTGCTGCGCCGACAAGCTCCGCTACGCTGCTAAAGCTGCTCGATAAATGTAGTGATGATATCTTTATTGGAATTTTGCGCTCGCTTTGCATTATCTATGTTTGTATAAGTCATTGATCCTATACTTCCATACTCATAATCAATTCTATAAATTACGCTAGGCTCTGGCTTTACTCTGTACTCAATCGCATCAAAATTCCACATTGGCCGGTGATCATTGTCATAAGTGTAAAATTCGCCAGCGTTAGCAGCTGTATGGCGCTTTCCTTGAATCGTTTTTCCTTCTTGCGCTGCCTCTAAAACTGCAATCATTTCCTTTCTTGTTTGTTTCATTCTGACACCTCTGGGATTATCCAAGTTTGTTCTGGCTCGGGTAAGTTACAAAGAGCTTCTACATAAAAAAACGCTTTTTGAGTTGGCTTATAAGTTCGATGTAGATCATCATCACTAATCAAATAACCATTGTTTAATAAATAACATATAGCATCTTGCCGCACTGGAGAATGTAGCGTGTTATAATCGTTTCCCGACCAACTATAATGTATTAATATAATTAATTTTAAAGGACTCATTTTGTTTCCTCTGGTAATGTTGTGTTAATCCCAAACTATCAAAGCTATGGCAGTAAGAAAAGAACCCGCTACCATACTAATTCCTATTTTTAAATCTGGTGTTGGATCTAGCATTGCTGGCATAATTATAGTTCCAATTATAACTCCAATTATAATTAATATACTGTTAACTTCTATGCTTTTCATTTCAAATCCTCTGGGTAATCGATGTTAATCAGGCATTATAGCCTTTACAAATGTAAGTGCTTTAAATCTTGCCTGAGGGAAAACTTGGTTATCAATCATCAATTTACTATCAGACCTAACATAAACTGGATACCAGATATCACCTTCTCGCGGGTCGGTAAACCAATACCAACAATTTTTTTCCAATTCTTTCATTTTAAATCCTCTGGGTATTCTAATCTGATGTTTAAGCGTAATGCTGCGCCCGTAATACCGTCAAATTGTTGTGGTAATTAATTCAGGTTATTGCAATTTATAGCCGGTCCTCTTTCTGCATTACATTTACGACAAACCGGATCAACGTCTAGTGGCTTCATGTAATCCCTATGATCATAACTGTGCGCTGGTTTTCCACAATCTACGCAATCTATACTTCCATCTAATATAGGTAAGTCGCCGTTATTTCTGGCTTGAGTGACCAATGCATGAGCGCGAGTACTATTTAAGCTTCTCACTTTATCTGCTCTCCTGTTCCGTCGCATGACTTGCACACTTCAATAACGCCAGTCACATCTTTACCGTAATAAATAACGAGCTCACATTGCCCGTTGCAAGCTACGCATTTAACCGATTTTCTCAAATGGTCATTTAATAGCTGCACCTTTCTAATGCCGTAATCATTCAATACATCGTTGCGAAAATCATAAATCCACCTCATTTTTAATTTAGTTTTACTTGCTATAAATTCAGGCGTTAAGCCTGTTCGTTTAAGTAATGACCTAGTCTGTTTTTCTATTTTCATTCTTGCAGTGTATAGTAGTTGTTAATTATTGCAAGCAATTAATTGCAAATAAATAGTTTACATACTGATTAATAGAGCGCATACTTTACTAAGAATTAAAACAGGAATTACAAAATGAGTAAACCACGGTTACATAAAAACACTGGATACATGCATATCTGGCACGAAAGTAAGGCGGTGTATTATCATCGTTATGTATGGCTAAAAGCTTACGGCGAATGGCCTGATGGAGAGATAGATCACATTGATCACGATAAGTTAAACAACTCTATTGGTAATCTTAGGGTTGTAAGCCACAGAGAGAATAACCTTAATAGGTCAATGGATTCCAGAAACACCAGTGGATTTAATGGGGTAAGCTGGCATGATGCTAGAGGCAAATGGAAGTCTTCTATAACGGTTCTAGGTAAAAATAAACACCTGTACTATGGAGATTGCTTACTTGACGCAGTAGCGACCCGAATGTCAGCTAACAGAAAATATGGTTTTCACAATAATCACGGAGTAGCAAAATGAATGAATACACTATAAGACCACTTGGCGCACCACCACTTCCAAGGATAGATATTGTCTTTGGTGAAAACATCCACGCTGAAGCGATCTATGATTTTAACCATGAAGATTTGATTGAGTTGATTGCTTTAATGGCTCCAGTTGGACATAACGGAAGTAGCGTTAATATAATAGATGATTTAAGTGAATCAAGCATTGGTAAGGCGCGATTTGCTTTGCGTGATGCAATAGACGAGGCTGAATAATGAGCGACTACGACGAATGGAAACTAGCATATAACCCTGCTTGGGACGACGAAGACGACGAAGACGAGCTGACTTACGAAGAACGCAAAGAACAATATGAAGTTAATCAATGGGAGAGTAATAATGACTGATTCAATTACAAGAGAAGATTTAGCAGAGGTAATAAGATGTATGGAATGCCCTGAAGTGGTGACTAAATGCGAGGTTGAGCTGATAGGCGAAGCAATATTAGAGCAAGCCTTCCCGCCTAAGTTTGTGCCTAGAGTTGGTCAGGTTGTGGCTGTGTGGCGTGATTATGGCCAAGTTAAGTTTGATAAATTTAAATTAATGGATAGTACAAAAGCGCCTTATGTGTGCGAAATTAGTGATTGGCATAATTGCCGAGCATTGACAGCAGAAGAAAAGGGTGAGCTATGAGTGAATTTGACAAAAGAGTAAAGCGGTTAGTTGATAAGCATAACTATCCTTTGGATTTAGCTTACGCAGTAGTATGGCGAGAAGTCACGGAGGCACAAAAGGAAAGAAATTAAACTTAGAGCTTGTAATAATCACTTAAAAGTTTAGTTAGAGATATCTTTCTTAATCTAATTTCCTTTTTGTTCATTTTTACCCTCCCCCCCCCTAACTTTATAACATTATCTAATTTTTTTTTTAAACCGCTTGACATGTGTAGGATATAAGATAATATCTACCTTTGTCAAGGCCCAAAAGGTGCCTTTAACCACGAAGGAGAGAAGTTATGAGTGTAGATTTAACCCAAATGATGGAGGCCGACTTTGAAAACAAGCAGGCAACCAGTGTTGAGAAGATAGACCAACAAGGACTTACCACGGTAGCCGAGTTGGCCCGCCAAATAAGAGACAAAGAAGTAACGATTGAAGCCCTTGAGGAAACTATCAAGGAATACAAGAAAGACCTTCAGAAGCTTACTGACGAAGAAATGCCTGCAATGCTTGCTGAAATCGGTATATCTTCTTTTGCCCTCGACGACGGTTCTACCGTTGAGGTCAAACAAACGTATGGAGCCTCCATACTTGTTCAAAACCGTCCAACCGCTTTTGAGTGGCTACGTGACCATCAGTACGGTGACATTATTAAAAATACTGTCTCGTGCCAATTTGGCCGTGGTGAGGACGATCAAGCAAGCGCCTTTTCTACGTTCGCGGAAACACATGGGTTTCTACCACAACAGAAAACCGAGATACACCCGCAAACGTTACGTGCTTTCGTAAAAGAAAGATGTGAGGCAGGAGAGGAATTCCCCATGGAGTTATTTGGGGCTTGGGTAGGTCAACGTGCAGTTATTAAGAGAGGAAAGTAAAATGACACAAGCAAAACAAGTAGCAAAACAAGAATCAACCGCAATGGCGGAATTTGATCCATCCATGTTTGAAGCCGATGCAGGTCGGGGCATGGAAAACATGGGACAAGAAGACTTAGCGCTTCCTTTCCTAAAAGTTCTTTCAGGCAATGACCCTATATTAGACGAAAATGAAGTGGCTCGTAAGGGGGATATTTACAATACTGTAACCGGGGCAGTTTACAAAGGTAAGGAAGGCATACGAGTTATCCCTTGTGCTTATCAGCGTAGATTCATCCAATGGGCACCTCGCGGCATGGGGAGCGGTGCCCCCACTGCAATTTATGAACCCGGTGAGGTGCGTCCAGAAACAGCTCGGTCTAGCGATGACAACAAAGACTATGTTGCTGACGGTAGCGGGGAGTATATTGAGGAAACACATCAGCACTTCGTCGTCCTCGTTGGGGAAGACGGAGCGTTTGAGACAGCTTTGATTGCAATGAAATCTACGCAGCTTAAAAAGTCGCGGAAGTGGAATAGCATCATGGCGTCACGTTCGATGCACGGATCAAAAGGGCCGTTTACCCCTCCACGCTTTTCGCACATTTACCACCTAAAAACAATCTCTGAGGAAAACTCAAAAGGTTCGTGGCACGGTTGGGAAATGTCGGTAGATAGTGCCATTGCGGATGCTGGCCTGTACGGTAGAGCAAAAGCTTTTGCCAACAGTATAACGAGTGGTGCCGTTGTTGTTAAACATACGAATGACGATGACTTAAATAACGACGACGTGCCTTTTTAGTCAAGTGGTCTAGTGTCTAGGCGGGGCGTTGTGCCGCGCCTATTTTTCCGTATGGGGGCAGTCTATGTCATTAGAAAAATTCAGGTCTATCTTTGAAGGTCTGAAAGTAGCCCACGGCTATTTTAAACTAGAAAAAACGGGGGCTAACGGGAAAACCCAAGGGAAAGCCGGAGTTCTTCGCGAGCCTCAGACACCGAAGCTTTGGGAAGACCACTTAACCGGCACAGGCAACGGTCTCGGCATCGTGCCTATAAACGAAGAGAACAATTGTAAGTGGGGTTGCATCGATATCGACCAGTACCCCTTAGACCATAAATTGCTGGTGGGTAAAATCCGCCGCATGAAATTACCCCTTGTTGTATGTCGGTCTAAATCGGGAGGGGCGCACTGCTTCCTTTTCACCACTTCGTGGACTGAAGCCCGAGATATGCAGAAAGCACTACGGTCGATGGCCGCTGCACTAGGCTACGGCGAGAGCGAGATTTTCCCAAAACAAATAAAACTTAATTTAGACAGGGGCGACGTCGGTAATTTTCTGAATTTGCCGTACTACGACCATGAAAACGGGCTGCGATACGCCTTTTTGGACGATGGCACTTCGGCCACTCTCGACGAGTTTATGGTGCTGCACCAGAAATACGCTAAAACCCCAGAAGAAGTCGTTAAGCTGCAGGTGGTGGGGGACGAGGAAACAAACCTGCTTCAGGACGGCCCACCTTGCCTGCAAATACTCTGTAAACAGGGTATCAGCGAAGGGGGCCGGAACAACGGCCTGTTCAATATCGGGGTTTACCTGCGGAAAGCCTTCCCCGATAGCTGGGAGTCAGAGATACTTCGTTATAACATGGAGTATATCTCCCCTCCACTACCTCTAGGTGAGGTCAACGTGGTGGCCAAGCAGGTAGAGCGCAAAGACTACGTCTACAAATGCAATGATGCCCCCATTAATGCACACTGCAACAAAGACCTTTGCCGAACACGTAAGTTTGGCGTTGGCTCGGCTATCGCAGGGGCAACCATCGCTAACCTCCGTAAATATAACTCTACGCCGCCCGTATGGTTTATGGACGTGAACGGCGAACCGCTGGAAATGGACACAGATGCTTTAATGAACCAAATGACCTTCCAGAAAGCGTGTATGGAGCAGCTAAACTTCATGCCGAAGTCCGTGGCCAAACAACAGTGGGAAGGTCGTATCAGCGCCCTTCTTACTGAAATGAAGGGGAACGAAAGCGCCATCATCGAGGTCGCCGTTGATGCCAGCACGAGCGGTCAGTTTTATGACTACCTTGAGGAATTTTGCAGGCACCTACAGGTTGCCCAAGACAAAGAAGAGATACTGTTGCGCCGACCTTGGACGGACGAAGAGCAAGGGGTCACCTACTTCAGGCTGAAAGACTTTGAAAATTTCCTGAAAAAGAATAAGTTTTTTGAATATAAATCACACCGGATTGCTCAACGCCTACGTGATATAAACGGCTCCAGCGTAGTGCTTAAGATTAAAGGCCGCGCCGTTAGAGTTTGGCAAATACCGTCATTTAACTCTTCCGACATTGAAATTGATACACCCAAGTTCGGAAATCAGCAGGGAGCACCTTTCTAATGGTCGAGTTAACTTTTGAAGAATATAGCAAACGCCGTAATGCGGAGATCATTCAGATGATTGACAATGATCTTATGACGATGACGGCAGTCGCTAAATACTTTGGCATCTCTAAGCAGAGAGTCCAACAGATTTATAGCAGGGAGAAAAGGAAGGATGCACAAATTTAAAGACAAACCATGGTTTGGCCTGATTCCAGACGATTTGAGTAATAAGCATCTTGCTGAATTGTTGGAATGTATTGCAATGGAAGCTGACATGGAGACGGAAGACCGTAAAATTTCGGCAGTAGGTTTGGCCGACATACTTATGACAGCAGCCGAAAGGATTTCAGATGTTTAGGATATTTGGACCACCGGGAACAGGTAAAACCACCACGTTGTTGAACATGGTAGATGAAGCCTTAGAAGCGGGTACACATCCGCACCGCATTGCTTTCCTAGCCTTTACACGGAAAGCAGCCAACGAAGCAAAAGAACGTGCCGCAGCTCGATTTAATCTGGACCCTAAAAAAGACCTAATCTACTTCCGAACACTGCACTCACTAGCCCTAACAATGACAGACATTAGACCCGAGCAAGTGATGCAAGAGTCTCACTTCAAAGAGTTAAGTCGGTCAATAGGTGTCACGCTCGGCGGGACAAAAGCAGGTAGTTTTGATGACGACATCCCCTCTATGGTTGCCAGTAACGATCCTATACTCGGGCTGATTAACCTAGCCC